TGCCGGCCGGAGATACAGACGACGTCACCGAAGTTAGGGACCGGTCCGAACTTGCCTGTGAGGAGGTCACGGAGCATTGTCGTGTCCCACGTCTCGTCAGGGTTACAGGTGTCGGGGCGGAGGTTCAGCCACCAGATGTGCATACTCATATGCGTTCCACCACAACCCAGGTCCACGACTCATGTCCGATGCCACGTTCGATAGTGACGAGCCGGGACAAATGCTGCGGGAACCATGACAGGAGATCCCATAGGGTTCGTTCGTAGGAGTGCTCGCCGTGCTGGACCGATGCGTCCCCTTCGACGAACTGGATAAGGAATCTGCCGCCGACGTCGAGGCTTTTGATCATCTGTCTCGTGTATCGCTGCGCCTGCGCGGTGTCGAGGTGTTGGTAAACGAGGATAGACCAGGCACCGGCTATCAGGCTGCCAACATTCAAGTTGATCCCGTCGGTCAGATCGAACATGACGTTTGACAGGACCCCTCGAGCGTTTTTACGTGCAACGTCGGTCATGGCTGCTGATACGTCTACTCCGATGAAGGACGCTTTGTCATGTTTCGCTGCGAGCGGGTTGATTAGCCGGCCGATACCGGACCCGAGATCAACGAAGGTGCCACCGAATCCGGGGCCGACCCATTTTTCGATCATGTCGATGCACAGTGCCGTGTTCTCTGTGACGGTGACTCCTGGGAGGTCGAAGACACCTTTCGGGTTCGCTTGCGTATCCCAGTAATTCATTGCGGTGTGAAGAGCCAATGCTCTTCATGGTCAGTCGCCAAATGCGCACCCGAATAGCCAACCCATTCCATGTTTCGATGCAATTGGCTTGCTTGGGTACCGAAGTCTCTGATCATCAAATCAGGGTGCACCGATACCCACACGAGAGGCTTGTGGATTGATAGCGTCTCGAGTGCCCCAGTCAATGCCATGAGTTCAGCGCCTTCGATATCCATCGTGATCGCATCCGGGATGATCCCTGTATAAGCCACATAGTCATCGATCGTGACTGTAGGCGTCGAATGGGTATGGGACATGAGATACCGGTACGCCATTGCGGGGGTTTCCACGTCAGACCAGGCGCACTCCGGCCAGCCTTCACGCATCGTGGCATCAAAATCAGGTTCAGACGCGGCCCGCGGTGTGTCACCTACTAGTGCAGCTACGCAGCCGAGTGGCGGGTTCAACCCATTCGCCTCGAATGTCATACGCAGGTTCGGCCAGAACAACGGCGAAGGCTCAAAGAGGACCATGTTCTCGCCGCCACCGACAAACGACGCATAGATTACGGACATAGATCCGTGCTCGGCGCCGACGTCGAACAGGATGTCACCGTCGTTCAGACGCTGCTCCATTGATTCGAAGCGTTCCCGTTCCCAGTATTCCCACACGTCCCAGTCTGCTTGACCGTCAACCATTTGGATCGTCCACCGGTCTAGCACGCGTCGAGGTTTCATATCCATCCCATTTCTGTCAACAAGACTACGAGGTCACGCATCCGGACTTCGTAGGTGTGTCTCTGGATGACCCACAGCCGTCCATGTTCAGCGATCTTCTTCCGGTCTTCGACACCGTCAGTTAGGTAGAGGCTGATGAGTTCCTCGAGGTGTTGCCAGTCGCCGAGCTGCCACGTAATGAGATGCTGGACGTCGCTGTAGAGAGTGCCGTCAGTGATACCGGGTGTGTGTGGGTGTAGGAGGAATCCTCCACGGCCCAGCGTCTCAGGTATCCGGTCAGAGCAGTACCGGGTGATTGGTCGGCCGTGCGTGTACTTGTCTCCGACGACGCAGGAGTCACCGATCAAGATCGACGCTGATGCATACAGGTCACGGAGGTCCTGGCCTCGGACAGCCTCTTCTCCGACCTCTGGGTAAAACTTAGCTCCCCAACGTTTGAGCCACCGTACGAGGTCGTGCCGGTGTCGCCATTCCTGGTGGTAGTCGCCTTGCCAGTTCCCGACAAACACGACATCATGCGCATATTCCTCACGGTATTCGCCTGGCGTGCATTCGTCGATCGAGACAGCCGGCGGCATCCAATAATGATTGACACCTGCCTCCTCCCACTGCTGGTCATGGCCACCGTCAGCCGTCACAAGTAGGTCGACGGCGAAGAACGGTTCAGTCGCGATGAGATGTTCGCGTTGGAGACCCCACCACCGGTCGAGGTGGTAGCCGACGACAGGCACATCAGCGAGTGCCAGGAGTGCCTTGTAGCCCTCAGCTGCTGCCGGGGCCAGAGACTTCGTAGACGTCCACATGACAAAATCGGCTTCGCCGACCACCGCTTTGATGTCGTTCCAGTCGATCAGGTTCTCTTGGAGGCACTGCACATCATGTCCGATGTTACGCAGGGCACGTGCGACGTGGTTCTCTGTCGAATGTGGCGGTTCGAAGTTCCCAACGTATGAGACCTTCACGAGATGCTGCTGAGCGTGTCCATGACAGCGACTATACCAGAAACCACCCTAGGAGGTGGAGAGCCAGGGAAGGCAATCATTGGAGTCCTAGGGTGGTTCCTATCGACGCGGTGGGGGAACCGCGATTGTGATCATATCAGAACACGGGACCTCCCGTAGTAGGAGGCCCCGTGCCTGGTTTTTCGCTCAGCAAGCGAAACTCGGTTGGTTAGCTACCTGCCAGACATGCGATGGCTTCACGGACGCCGGTTGCGCCAGTCGGGCAGACTTCGGTACCAGTGACAAGGAACACTGCGGGACCGACAATGGCGATCCCTTCGAACGTCTCAACGAAGAGTTCGAAGTCGTTCGTTGTGTTCAGTGTCGAGTCACGGACCACACCGAGGTCGAGTGTCCGGCCACGCATCTTCACGACAGTCCCAGCAGGGAACATCAAGAAGTCGAAGCCAGGAGGGAACGTCCCAGCGTTGACCGGTGCCTGCCAGTCATACACCCATTGCACGTTGACGTTGATGCGTCGCAACGCGGCTTCGATCCGTGCAACTTCGAGCACGTAATCAGTAGACGAGTCGCGGGCAACCTGGTCGCTGACCAGAGCCGAGATGACCCAGTCTGGGATGATGGCATCCACAACCGTGTTGCGTGGCATGCGCCAGTGGTTCCGCATATAGCTCGAGTGCCATGCGAGTGCTCGCACAACCTCGACCCAGGTGCCGCCACCTGTGTCACCGTTCACGACCGTGGTCGTGTCAGTGGCTGCAACGATGTCGCTGATCAGGCTGAGGTTCACGTTGTGAGCCGCGGTCGCCATCACTTCACCGGTCACATGCGAAACCCGTTCCGGGTGGAACATTTCGTCGAAGTTCGAGAACTTCACACGAGTCGGATGGGCAGTCAACTCGAACGTCCGATCTGTGCCACAGTTCACCGTATAAACGGGCTTGTTGACGCCATTCGTGTCGTCAGCGGCTGTGTAGTCGCCTCCGATTGCTACCTCAGGAAGCAGCGACGGCAAGTCGATGATCTCCGGGTAGGTGATCCGTCCACGTGGAGCGTTGACTTCCGGGATCGACAGCAAACCGTCGAGGCTCGCGATCGAGAAGAAATCGTACACCGGTTCTGATGGGGCACAGAACCCTGCAGCCACAAGGGGCTGATTCTCTTGCGCGGCTGCCTGGGCACCCCTCGATACAGCACGGAGCATCTCCCAGTTGTCCTGAGGGTCGTTGCGTAGCACATGTCCGGTGTCCATCGGGATACGCGCGATGGCGTGCCGGCCGTTGGTCAGGTTCCGGCGACCTGCGAACAGGGCCTCATACACGTCGGAGGGTTCACCGAAATGTGCACCCATCCGTTCAGACTCTGCACCGATCGCGGCCGCGACGATTGCCGTCGGTGCCGGTTCCGGTGTCGGTTCTGCTGTCACTGGGCGCCGTGCCGCGATGTCAGCCAAAGATGGCCGAGTCGCTACAACGGGTTCCTCAACGACTTCGGGTTCCTCGACGGCTTCGGGTTCCTCAGTCGAGTCGTCGCTGGTGAACGAAGCGAATGCTTCATCACGTGCCGTAGTCGCCTCAGTAGCCAAAGTGGCACGCCGCTCGAGCTCCGTGTCGATGTCGTCACGCGCCGCAGCGAGTGCTTGCGCGTCCTGGATGAGCTGGTCGACGTCTTCGACATCTGCCTGGTCACGGAGTTGGATGCCATACGCGTTGATGGCCTGTCGGGCTTCGGTAAGCTCGTCGTCTGTGAGATCGGCGATGTCGCCGTCGAGACGGGCTAGGAGTTCAGCAAGAGGGTCCATAGTGTCCTCCAAAAAGGGGAATAAGAGGGTGATGCGGATGCCGTGGGTGGATAGTGCAGAAGTGCAGCGTCCGGCCCTATGGACCAATCTTGTGACCTGCGTCGCACATCATGCTAGTACAAGACGAGTCTTGTTTCCCACTCCCACGTTTACTACCAGTTAACGTTGTGTTAAGATGACAGTGAGGAGGCACTAATGAGCAACACCGAACTACGAGACAGCATCGTCATCGTTAGCCGATGGCCACGGTGGGTTCGCCGGCTGTTCCGGTTCTAACCCTCGTCGAACGACCCGAGCAGGTTCGCTAGCTCTCTTTGCTGCGCCTGTTCCACTACTGGTGCGACGTCTGTGGCGAGTTTGTCGACCTTCCCGCCAATGATCTCAAGTGCTGCCGCGACCAGCGCCAACCCAGACGGATCGTCTTCGTCCTCGATCAATGTTTCACGTGGAACAGTCAACGGGCCAGCTGTGAAGTAGCTCACTTGCTCGCCGCGTCGAATCGATGCAGCGATCGGGAACCCAGGGACATTCACGACCAACGCGGCGATGAGGAAATGCTCAGACCCGAGAGGGTGCCAGTCACCGGATAGGCGATGCCTGCGCAGCGTGTCGATCTGGTCATCAGTCACACCAGTGCGGATCGACCCGGCGACCCAGACGCCGTGCTCGTCCTGACCGACACGGACATATGCGACAGTGAGACCTTCATCAGCGTAGTGCCGTGCCCGCTGCTCAGCAGACAGCCCTCGGATCACCGGGGCATGCTCCGTGCCCATCGTGATACAGCCGACGTTGATCGTTGTCCCGTCATCGACAGCGATCGAAGCGTTACGATGAAATTCCCGGTAGTTCGTAGCGTCGCGTGGCGGGGTGAGACAGACGTCGTCTCGGCCTCGGTAACACGAATCCCACAAAGCTAGATGCCCGAAGATCCGTCCGTCATCTGTGACAGTGACGTTCGATGGTGCGTCAAGGCGGGGATTGTCGAACCATTCCCTAGGTGGCTGACGTAGCGAGATCGAAGCTGCCACCGGTACACCATCACTGTCGTTGACGATGATTCCTGCATCCTCGAATGCGGGGATCATCAGGATCGTCACTGACGCGATCTGTGCTGCCGATACTTCGAGTAGCCCGTCGATGCACCAGCCTTCCTCGTCCTCTTCACGGCAAATATATTCGGCGTCCATGTCGGCCAGGTGGACAGATACGCCACGCATGCGGTCCTCGTCTACGAGACGGCGAGCTTCACGAGCTGACTCGTTCTCATCCTGGTCGTCCCAATCGAGATCCGCGACAGCCCACTTGATGTCGTCGACTGTTTCGAACCTGATGTTGTCGAGGTTCCCGACGAACACGGCATCGCCGTGTGATTGTTCGTTGTTCGAGAATGTGACGGGTAGCCGGCCGTCGCGCCACGACAGTGACCCTTCGAGCATGATGCGGCCGTCACCGGTCTCGACTTGTTCGGGTGCGAGACGCACCATGTAGGTTCGGTCTTCGTCGTCGCTGTCGGCGAATGTGACGAAACCAGAGGCAATAATGTGGAGGAGGTCTGGTGGCATGATGTGGACTCCTGTCGGGGACGTTATGGGAATGTTACAGGATCGGCGATAGCTGCGACGGGTAATGGCAGAGTGATAGTCATTTCTCGGGTGTAGGTGCAGAGGCAGCCACGGTGGTCACCGGGGTAATATCTGGCAGTGTTCAGCCATGTACCGATCGGTGTTTCCAGGCGGCCATCGTTCCAGTCTTCGATGGAGATCCCGTCAAGGTTGACGTGTGGTTCAAAGTTCACTGTCCGAGCGAACAAGTCACCATATTTCCAAGTGAATGCTGTTGTCACGTAGCCACGTTCCGTGAACAGTTGACGTACCCGGTGGCCGTTCCCAACAAGTTCCGCGGCTTGTGCCCCGTCTACCTGCGCGGGGCCACCACCGGCAATCGATATCGCTGCACGCAAGACTTCTGTCGGTACCCTCGGGTCGGATAATTCGCCAATGAGTTCAGGATCTGGCCGGCCGTCTGGTGTGAACAGGATACGGAGGATCGCGGCGAGAAGAGCAGCGCCGAGGAACAGGATCGCAGCATTCAAGTCGTCCTCTGTTTGTTGATCAGCAGGCACCGGTGCGTGCGTTATGTGAGCGACTTCTTCTGCCGCAGCGGTCTGTGCGAGTGCGATGCGTGCACGTATCCGTGCGAGGACAGCAGCGAAGTCATCAACCGTGACGAGTGGCCGATCGCCGAACAGTGCCAGCGCCTTCTCCTTACCGATGACGGACGGGATACGGTGGGTCGGTACTTCGTCGATGAGTGCCCGCATCATCCGATCGCCCTGTGTCGCGGAGCGGAGACGTGACCCTGCTTTCTCGAATGCCCGGTCGATCGCTGCCTCAGTTTGCGACACAGCGTAGGCGAGTAGTGCCCGGTCGATCGATGCGAGCTCAGATAGCTCAACCGTTTCGACAGGGACCAGTGACGCAACAAGTGCGGCCTGCCCAGGTGGGGGAGTGTTTGGGACGCCACCTACCGGGATCTCGTCCTTTGTCGCGTTCGTTTTGCCACGCAACCAGCCGATGAGTTCTAGATCCTCGAGCGATGGTGCGTCCTCCTCGTCGAAGCCGAGTTCTCGTCGTGCAGCCTCGAATGAGATCATGCCTCGGTCCCATGCCTTCATTGTGACGTCGGTGCGTTCCGGTGGGACGATAGCTGGCGCCAGGTCGCGCCACAGGACAATACCGGTAGGGTCGATCTTCGCGGCTTCGAGCATCGGGTGGAACCAGCCGATGGTCAAAGCATCAAGTATGGATGTCACGGTAGGTGCAACATGCTGGGAGACAGCGGTGTCGGTGACAAGCCAGGACGACCAGTGGTTCAGATCTGCCATACCGAGGATGACCTCTGGCGGCAGGTCGAGTCCGTTCGCTATCCGTCTGATCAGTTCCTCACGCTTAGCGGCGTCTTCCTCCCATTCACGGTCGAACCGGATCATGCCGTCTTTCAAGACCTTGATGTCCTCGACGTCCATCGTCACGATCCACGGCACTAACGACTCGGATGCACCAGGGTCAGATATTGGGCGCGCTAGGCGGTTCGCTAGTTCGACGTCGAACGGTTTCTGGTCAGGGTCATTCGGGTCAGCGAGGTCGATACTGTCAGGGACTATCCACACACCGGCGGGTAGGCGACTGATTGATTTGGCGCGGCCGGCACGTCCGAGGAGGACGAGTTCCTCACCGATCTCTAACACAGCTTTCAGGGGTGCGTCGGCTTTTGACCTGTCGCGGGGATGGGGACGCCAAACCTTGAATACCTGGTCCTTGTTGAACTGTTGACGTTCTTTCCCGTCATCGCCGAAGATGGCGAGCTTGCCAGGAGACGACGATTTGCGGAGCTCCTGGGTGGACATGACAACCCATTTACGGGACGCCGAATCGGAGGTGGCTACGACGTAGGCTTTGCCGACGATGTCGAAATGGATGATGAGTTCTGAGATGAGATCCCTGAGCATTTCGGCGCCACCCTCGTCCTCGAGGAGCGCTACCGCTAATCTTTGCGCGGCAGTAGGCGCCGGGTCGTCAGGGTCGTCAGAGTCGAGGATGATGGGTTGCGGTTCGTTGTTCGGATCACCCTTCGACGCGACGAGGTACCGGATGCGGCCAGCGATCTGTGCTCTGGTGTTGATCCCGTAGTGGACTTCCCCGAGCCGGTCGTACAGGGTCCATGCACGGTCGTCGGCGTCGTCGTCCTTGAACTCTTTGATGACACCGGCGTTATGGGCTGAGAGTTTGACTTTGCGTACCGCTGCTGCGGTGATTGGGGCAGGGTTGGGACGTCCGATAGTTGGCATGTCCGGTATGCTACCAGCCGATCATGTTCCTAGGCTACAGGTGACCCTTGGATGCGGACCGCGCGAGTGACACCATGAACGCAATCGGCGGGTCCGGGACCACCCGAAACGGTGGCTCTCTCACGACACGCAGCCCGTCTGGTGACCAGCGTATAAGACCAACATCGTCAGGTAACTCGGAAGTGAGACATTTCACGTCGTCGGCGACAACGAGATAGAACTGGTTCGATAACGCCATCGCGGCTTGTCGTTTCTTCGGGTCCTTGAGTTCACGCAGTAAGTCGGTGCGTGACGCTTTGACCTCGTATGCTCGACGGAGCAGCCTCTTCGACGGCGTCGATGCGGCGCTCACGTGTGAAGATCTCAGCATGCGAGTAGTCAGTCGTTCTGAAATAGTCGATGAAGTCGTCACGTTCACGGAACCGTAGTTCTCGCCAGAGGTTGCTGAACCCTGTGTTGAGTGACACCTCATCGGCGTAGATCCATTTGTCGCCGCCGCCGTTCCCACCGCCGGTGTGCCGTTCCCGTAACGCAGCGTGGATCTGGCCGGTGACGTTACTCATTGCCCAGGAGACCAGTAACGGACGAGAAGGCCAGTGAGATAGCTACCCATGGCCACCAACCCAACCAGTAGTCGGCTGCGATGACGAACGGTGCGACATACATCGATACGCACCATGTGCAGGTGATGAGATCCCCTAACCAGTGCGGTCGGATAGCGAACCATTCGTCACCTTCCTGGAACACGACCGTCCCAGTGCCGTCGACCACGACAAGATCGTCATCGACTGAGACAACCTCGGAGGGCATGAACACAGTATCCGATGACGGCCAACGGCGTAGCAGCCACTCACGTGGCCGCCGGATGACAGGGATCGTGTCTGCTGAGATAAGGCGAGTGATCCGGTGCACAGCAAGTGCGTTGACCGTGAACCATAGGAGGGTGACGGTATCCATTACGTTGCCCGGGGGTGTTTCACGCCGGCGTTGTAGAGGGACTGTTTCGCTGCTTTGATCTCAGCGCGTCGCTGCGCGATCTCCTGCTGCCGTGCGACAGCCCTCGAGTCCGGTGCCTTCTTCCCTTTGCAATTGCATCCCATCACTTCATCCTATCCTCGTTGGTAGCTGTCCCTGTTGCCGGCCTCGACCCGGCCCAGTCTTACCGGCGTGCTTGTCGATGTGCATGACAGCGTACCGTTTCGCGTCGCAGCCGTGATCATCAACCTTGCGTGGCTGCTCCTTCGGTGGCTTCCCTGGTTGCGCGTCCCAAACATACCCTGGGATCTCCTCCTCTGTGCAAACCGGCCGGCCATGATCCCGCAACGTTTCGTCTGCTTCAACCAATGCGTCACGGACAATGTACAGGCGTGGCTGGCCGTCAGCAGCGAGCTCCAAGCGCGCTTGCACAGTTTGGATGCCACGCATCACGTCCTTGCGTGCCGCCTTCGTACGGATACCGAGTGCGTGACCGAGGATGTCCCGCATCGATTTCCCCTGCCGGTCTGAGTCGTGATCACACACGATGACTTTCGGTTTCGGTTCGATCCACACACCGTCAGGTGCGACCGTACGCAGGATCGTCGCAGCGTGCTCGGCGACTGTCCGGCCAGTCATGTACCACTCACGGTATAGGTACATGCGGCCGTCACCGTCGATCGCCCAACACTGCGCGACAAACGGGTTCGTGAATCCGAAGTCAACAGACCAGAACCGTTCCCAGTCGTCTGGGATCGTGAACGTGTTCACCAAATGGATCGCAGGGTTCCACTGCTCATAGATCGCGCCCTCAGCAGACGACCATCGACCCAACCGGAGGCGTTGATAACGGACACCGGTCAGTGCGTCGAGGCGCCCGATGTATGCGGCACCGAGATCAGTCATGACACCGTCGTCGTCGTACAGGGTCGGGTTGTTCTCGTGGACTGATAGCAGCATCCTCGTTTTACCCTGGTCGCAGCGGCGTTTCAGCCAATGTGCTTCATGTGACGGGTTGCAGTCAGCGAGAAGCTGCTGGAACGGGAGCACCCCGGACCGGAGTCGAGTCGACAAGGCTTCCCAGTCGTCCTCCGTGAGTTCAGTTGCTTCCTGCACAAAGATCAGGTCGTAGTCGGTTGACATGACACGCATCGACCGGTCCATGCCACCGATGACGACCGAGGAACCGTTCTTGAACTTCCACTGCGCCGGCACAACCGAGGACCCACCGTAGTACCAGACGAGTCCGGCTGCTTCCGCTTCGGGGACGACATCGCGCTTCCATGTAACCATGCCTGACGCAGTCAGCGACGTCAACGTTTTACGGACGATCAGGGTCCGCATCGATGGGTGCGCCAGCGACAGTTGGAGGATCTTCTCCAAACATGCACGCGACTTACCAGTACCAGCAGGGCCGGCGATCAGCACTTCGCTGTCAGTCGACTCGATAACATCTGTGCATGCGCCACGTGGGACGTAGACATGACCGGTCGACTCAGCAGTGACCTTGACACGGGTCTGGAGCTCGTGCAGGTAGTGGAGACGGTCGAGGGTAGTCACCCTTCCATCTGCGCTTCCAGGCGTGAGATCTCAGCTTCGATCGCGCCGATCGTGAGGACTTCCATTTGCATAACCGGTTTGAACCCGGTCCGGTCAAGAATGTCTCGGATAGCTGCAAGACGGACGTGCGCCGGTGTGTCAGTGTCCTCGAGAATGTCGCGGAGTTGGATGAGTGCCGGCCCGACGAGGGCCTCGAGTACACGCCGCGCGGAAGCTGCACGGACCTGTGGCGCCCCACCACCATGGAACGTGCACACCGTGCCGCCAGGTATGGGTGGATTGCCACACTGCTCGCCCGTTGACTTCGCTGTCGCGGTGCATGATATGCCGTCGTTTCTTCTAACCATCGGTGCCCTTAGGGTTGCTGGTGTCCATGGGGTCTTCTGGAGCGGCACCCAGGGATCGAACCTGGCCTTCCGGGGTGGAAGCCCGGTGTCTCACCTTTGAGACTTCTGCCGCAAGGTCATTTGCTGTTGGGTAGGGTAATGCCATCTGGTTGAGTTTGCGTCGCATCTGCCTGTCGAGTGGATACGCGTATCGGAATTTAACTGACGTATCGCGTGTTTTTAGAGACGCGCGTAATTCCTTGAACGTTACCCCTTCACGTGCAGCTACACGGTCAACCCCCATCGTCTTGCTAGAAAGTGTGCGCTCGTGTGTCCATTTACCGCGTAGAAAGTACTCTTTGCCTACTGATGTCATCCCGAGATATACCCAGTTCCCTGCTTGATAGATGACACCTAAGTGGCCTTGCCCTGTGTCGGCAAATGAGACGATCACGCGCAAGCCTGGAGACGTTTCTCTGAGTTTGCGCATCGCTTCTGATACAATCTGCGTTACTGGTGCTAGGTGGCTATTAAGGGCTACTCGGACGAGTTCACAAACCTCAGTCTGTTCAACGCCAAAACGAATACCGTATGAGGATGATCCTCCACGAGCAAAAATGACTACGCCAATGAACTTGTTGTTCTCCCATACTCCTAGCTTCACTAGTCGACCTATAGGAGTCATTTCAGAATAATGCCATCGACGCATAGCGTACTTAGCTGTTGCGTGTGAGCAGAAGTCAATCAGGAGCGACATTGTCAGACGCTTTGAACCGTTCCCCACAATTGGGGCACAGGACCTGCTGTAGCTGGTCGAGGCGTGGTGTCTCGCCTACTGGTAGGAACTCGGATGTGTCGAGATCTGCGAGGAGTTCGTCGAGTGCGTCACCGTCGTAACCAGTCGCGACCAGGCCGACATCAGATGCCTCGAGTTCTTTGAGGAGGTCAACGAGTTTCTCACTGTCAACGTACGCGAGTCGGGCGTACTGGTTATCGGCAACCATGATACGGATCTCGTCCTCGGCGGAGAGTCCTGGGATCAAATGTGCGAGCATTTCGGTTTCGCCGTTCATCTTCGCAGCCATGTACGTGTGGTTGCCGGCGAGGATGTTGCCTGTTGCTTCTGATACGACGATCGCCCGGTACTGGCCGTGGTGTTTCAACGAGAGTGAGATGGCGCCGGCGTCACCGTGGTTGTAGTTCTCTGGGTGGGGTTGGATCTCGTCCAACGTCACTTGCCGGGTTTCTCGTATCGTCGCCATAGTGGTCCTCAGTTTAGAGAGTTCAGTGGGTCGAAGCATGGGCGTAGCTCGACGACTTCTCGGAGTAGGTTTCCGATTTCGTGGAGTCGCATCGGTTGCCGGCCGTCGAGTAGGTCATGATGGTAAACGCAGAGCATGGCGACGTTCCCGAGTTCGTCTCGTACACCTTTCGGGTCTCCACCCATACCGGACCCGTCGATGTGGGCCATGTGCTCAGCCGGTTCGACGCATCCACTCCACTCGCATCGGCCTTTGCTGCGTGCCACCGCGGTGTCGCGGAGTTCTGATCGGCGAGTCGCACGGTTCTTCTGTGTCTGTGTGCGGTGTGTCCGGTTCACTGTCTTCGTAGTCGGCTTGATCCGTGTCTGTGGGTAGTGCTTAGGGATCGGGTCAGGCATCACGAACCCACGATCGTGAAATAGCGAATTCAGAGATGAACTGTTCAGCATCTTCCTCGGTGGAGAATCTCTCCTCCCTGACGATCACCCAGAAAGGCTCCGAGTACACGACAGTTCCCCCAACCTCTACAGTCTGAGTACTCGACCACTTGCAGACAACCCAGCGGTGCTTACCGGTGATTGTGTTGGTTTCACGGAGTGCCCGATATTCGCCGCGCTCCGGTCCCTCGAAGTCAGTCATCAGATTCTCCGTCGCTGCACAGCCGGTTCCACCGGTTCCACGCCTCCGCGACACGACGGGCATCACCCAACGACCCATACCGGGCAGACACCATAACCGGATAGACACGGGTCACAATCCCATCAACCGACTCCGCACATGTCACAACAACGAACTGTGACCCTTGCTGCACAACGTAGTAGCCAGATCTGTGTTCCCCTGCGTGACGGCAAGGGCACGGTGGATAGTCTGGGGCAGGTGGCGCGATGAACACCAGGTCGCGGAACCAGTCAGACACTGCTCGCAGAGTTCGACGTAGACGCCACGTGACTTGCCAAATGTGGTTCTTCATCAGTCGTAGGCCTCCCATGAGAACGCGCACCCATCAAGTTCCCCTCCGTGGTTACCTGTGTGATGTGTCCTGAGTTGGCATCTGATCGACACGCCATCCTCGACTAGGAACGGTCCGGCGTGTTCACAGACAGACTCCACAAATGTTTCGCCGAGTAGCCGGAACTCGTCCGGGTAGGCACGGGCCGCGGCCTGCGCCATCACCATCTGCTGCAAAGCGTGACAATGTATCGCCGCTTCCACCAAGTCACTGCTCCGAGTCGTCGAGTCGCTGCACATGCGTTCAATGTTTTGATACACGCGGCCAACGAGTTTGACTGTTTCCCGTTCGTTGTCGGTGAGTAGATCCATGCGCTAGTTGAGGAGGTCTTCGAGTGCCTCGTCTCGTAGGCCGTCCATCAAGTCTTCGATGGTGCTGTCCGGTTTGAGATCGAGGCGGCTGATCGCTTCACGGTTCGCTTTGATGAGCCTCGCGAGGGAGACGTTGCGCCGCCTACCGGTGTTTTTCGCAGGAGACTTGCCGGGGTTTTCTACGTTTACGGATGGTGGGTCTCCGAGGAGAGCCATGATGTTCTCGCTTTCATGTTGCTGAGCTACCCGCACTGTACACTGTTTACACGGGTTGTGCGAGTTGCTGCTCCGGTATCCCGCAACGAAGCATGCAGATCCTCGACTCGGTCCCATCCAGATTCGTGACAGATGCCCAACGGTGTACACACTCACCCTGTGTCGGCGGTGCCGGTGTGTGTTCCGGTTCGAATAGGGTCCAGTTCGCTACTAGGCCGTGCGGGGATCGGGTAACGTCGCGCCACCTCTGCCGGTACTGGTTGCCGCGACGCCTAATCTCGTCGGCATCGAGGGCATTGATCTGCTCGAGCTCTTTCACAGCGGCGTTGAGTTTCCCGCGTTGCGACGTTGTGAGCCTAGTTTTTGGTTTCCATGGTTTTCCGAGCCAGAATTCGTAGAGGGCTTCGAATGCGTCGGTGCGTTGCTTCGCTGACACCTTGACTGGTTCTTCTGATGGTTCAATGACGTTTGGGGTATCCCTGGTGATACCCTTTCCGGATGATTCGGATACCCTTTCCGGATGATTCGGATACCCTTTCTCCTCCGAATGGGTGTCATATTGCGCGCCTAACAAACAGGCCAGTATCACACGGTACTCGGCGCGTTGCCCACGGTGACCCTGTTTGACTCG